TGTATAGTCATAATCCTTTTCAATATCATTTTTAGTTAATCTATCTGGTTTTGATATTCCTACATTAGTCACATCAGTGAGTTGATCCTGCCTTTTAACACAACCTCCTTCTGGAGTAGTACTTACTTCAGTTGGAGTAATGTTTAAGGTTTCATCTAATTTATCATTATTTACTGGCATAATCTATTCCTTAAGTGAAACCACCATCAAATCCAAAATCATCACCAAATTCAATTAGAGCTGTATCTTCCTTAGCAGCAGTATAATCTATACCAAGTACTTGTGCTCCCTTAACGTGATTCTGAACTGTAGAATTATCCTGTGCTCTCTTAACTGTTAGTTTATTACCAGTTACTGATTCAACATACATCTCTTCTTGACCAATATAGATGTACTTATTAGCAACAATCTGAGTTCCATCATCAACTTCTATAACTGTTTCAAGAAGGTCTACATTCTCAGCAAGTAATGTCTTAACATCACCAGTATAGTCTTTAGTTGCTCTTCCACTTACACTATAAGTAACATCTCTTGAAGGTGTAGCACCCTTAGCCTTACTACCAGCAACATATCCAATAGTAGCCTTTCTGATAACAGAACCAGAAACATCTGATATAGGACCAAATAGAGTTGTTTTTGCTGTAAAAGTTAATGTATAAATTAATGCTCTTCTAGTATCAAAATTTCCTTCATAATCATCTTCCATTGTGATATTATCTAACTGAATAGGAATATCTCTCTTCTCTTTTAAATTACCTAAGAAGTTAATAGGAAGTTGATATGCTGGTTGAAAATATGGTAAAATCTGTTCTGTAATTTGAAGCATATCATCATTTAACTTAGTCATGATTGATAGTTCAAATCTCATATTATAAGGAACAGGTAAATAATTCTTCTTTACTTCTGTACCATCAGGACTTTGATTAATAATTGTTTGAGTCTGTGTAGACTTTCTAGTGGGGTCATATTGAAGTCCAAGAAACTCAAAAGACATTCTTGGCATAGTTATAGAAATGGGTTTATTCAAATCTGCTTCTTGTTGCATTCTTGCAAGAAACTTTTGAGTAGGACCATATGCTAATGGAACCTTAATTATTGATGAATCACCGTGCTTAACTTCTATCCCATTAAACAAGGAACCAAATCCAATAATGACAGACCTAAAGATCTCGTTGTAAAAATACTCAAACATTAATCTATACCACTATAATACTATTTATTAAGGCATTCCAAATGGATTCTTTTCAGTAAAATCTATAATAGAATCTGCCTGTGTCTGAATGTTATCATTATCATCAAACCCTGACACTAAATTATCAGTATTTGTCTTTAATACAGCATACAAAGCACCAGAATTAGATCCTAGAATTGTTTCACCATCAGTGAATTTACCATCTACAATAGAAATCTCTAACGTATTATTTACAGAATCCCATTCTTTAACTCTTGCAGTTGTTCCAGATGTCTGTCCTGTAATAGTTTCATTAAAGACATATGAACCAGTTCCAACACCTACTCCAGCACCAGTTGGAGCTTCAAATGTAACTGTTGGTTCTGCAGAATATCCAATACCAGCATTAGTGATATAAGCAGTTGTAACAACACCAGCAGAGTTAATGTAACCAATACCATAGGCAGCAGTACTACCCACTCCAACACTTCCTGGAGCACTAATGGTGAAGGTTGGATGTGTAGTATATCCAGAACCACCACCAGTAACAGTAACTATACCAACAGATCCAAGAGTTGTAATTCCTACTGTACCAGCAGCACCTACTCCATTACCTTTAGGATCTTGAATAGTTAACCAAGGTGCTTCTGTATAACCAGCACCAGCATTGGATATATGAATAGCAGATATCTTACCATCAGTTAATCCTGTTTCACAATCTATCCAAGTGTTGGCAATAGAAGCTACCCCAACAGCATCTTGACTTCCAGATGGAGAAGAAGATATACCAATTAAAGGTTGAGCTTTATACCCATTACCCATATTAGACATATAGATTTGAGTAACACCACCAGTTGCAACATATGATGCAGTAGCAGTTGCTGTAGTAGCAGACCCTATCATTGTAAGAGTCTGTATATAACCCAACTGTTCTACTTCATCATCAATAGTCTCAATACCAGTATCAATAACCTCATCCTCATAACGGAAGAGTTCACATTTGAGTTGATAAACGTAATTCTTTTTAAGTTGATAGAATGGTTGTTCGTGCTCAACATACTTAATCTCAAATAATCTATCACCTAATGGGAAGTAAATAAGATCTCCTTCTTTTGGTCTAGTAGCTAACTCAACATTTGGTAGATTTTTTATTAGGGGTGTAATATATGTCTCATATCTTTCTCTAGAAATTACAAGAGTAAGGTCATCTACATTCTGTATACCAAACTTTGAAAGAAGTGTTCCTTGTCCACCATATCCTTCATAACTATCAACATATGCTTCTAATGGATATGCACTATCAAATTTAGATTCAATAACTTCTTTAATAACTGTATTTTGACTAATATATCTTCTTGGTATGTAATAAACCTCTACGCCATAAATTGTCAACTGTTCGTTGATTAGACTCTGGACTAAACTTTGTTCACTTTCAGAACCTTGTAAGAAATATGAATTTAATGCCATATCCTCAACCTATCATATCTAATGGTGGAAGTTCATAAGTACTGAGCATTTCATCTTTTATTTCATCAATTTCTCTCTGCCCATCATCAAATATTTGTCTTCCATTAAGTTCAACACCACCTGGTAATTTAACTCCTTGGAATTTGATTAAATTCTGACCCCATTGTTTTTTAATCAATGCAGTAAGATATTTCTTTAAAAATCTATCATTATAAACTTTGGTAGATGCATCTGGATCAAGCGCAGTATAGCATTCTATAATTAAAACATCATCTGCAACAACTTCACCCCAATCAATATCCAAATATAATCTATCTTGTCTAATATTAAACCTAACTCTAGTGTGAGTATTTAAAAGGAAATCCATAGTTTCCAAATAACTCATAGCCATTGAATATCCCAATAACTCAGTTCTTCCCCAGAAATATAAATCATTCAAAACTAACTGATACTTGAAACTGAACATGTTTCCAGACATGCCCATTGCTCTAGTACTATTAACTTTAAATACCTTTTTAACACCTATTACATTAGGAGGTATTTGAATATAATTACTATTCTCATAATACTTATAAGTAACAGTTCCAACACCTGCAACATCAGAAGAAGCAGTTGTTGAAGATATCCCTGGACCATTAACTGGGTCACTATCAACCTTTGCTTTTCCTCTATCTATATCTCCTTGAGTTATCTTATACTTTAAAAAATTATCAGTAACACCATCATAATGCCTTTCTTGATAAAATTGAATAGCATCATCCATTAAGTCCTGAAGTTGCTCATTTGCAACGTTAATCTCCAGAACAGGAGCACCCAATTGTCTTAGGGAATAATCAATTAATTCTGATCGTGAAGAAGGTTGCGCCATTTATACACTTTTTACCTTATAGTTTATTTAGGATGGAGCAGATGATATGCCTCCTTGAACCAATATATTTCCTTCAACAATTCTATAAATGGTAGATCCAGAACTAACTAAAATATCATAAACGTGCCTACCTTTCTTTAAACTTCTAGTAGCAGTAGAACCTAAAGATATTTGAAATTCTCCACCTGCAGCACTAGTAAATCCAACACTAAAAGTTGCTCCAACTCCTAATGTTGCTCCAATAGCAACAGATTTAGTCATCTGTGAAGATCCACTATAACCAGTTAGGTTATAAGCAGATTTATCTGTTTTAAGTACAGCAAATGTGGACTTAAAATCTGCTCCTGAAAGAATAGTTAGATTAACACCGTAAGCTACTCCAGAATCTGGATCAAATGTAATAGTGTTATTTGCCATGTTACTTACTTATTAGTGTTTGAAGCATTGATTTAATATCACCAATATCACCACTCAAGTCATCTACTTTCTTTTCAAGATCATTTATTCTATCCTCTTTAGACCTCATCCTATTTCTCTGTTTAACATAGGTATCATAATCATTGGTATTTTTATTGATAATAGCATTTGTAGCACTATCTCTAAAAATACCAGGTTTATCTTCTACAGGAATTAAGGACATAATTAAGCAAGAGCAGTAGCACGAAGTCTTTGCATTTGTGGAACTACTGCTGAGTTTGTAGAGGTTCCAACAATCTTAATTCTATAAGAACTAAATGGTGCAAGATCGTCTGTACTATATGTATATTCCTTATAAAGATTTGGTGGTGCTTCAGGGACATATACATCCACTTTAGGGACTTTCTGATTTGATTGACCATCACTAGATGTTGGTGTAATAATATCACCATTACTATTCAAATTCTTATATCCAGGGAAAGGAATAAAGATTGTATCTTTAACTGATGTGTCTTGATTAATAGCATAGAATACTCTTACATCACAAACATCAGGAACATATGCATCAAGAATTACTTGAAGTGAAGTTGCTGGATTTTCTAAAATGATATTCTTAGTTACATAGAAGAATCTATCAGGATCATCAACAGTTTGATTAGCTCTTAAATCAGTAGCAAAATTACTAATAGGTTTATTAATTCTATTGTTAACAAACGTAACTCCTGCATGATCTAAATTAACCATTGGACTTAATCTTTGATCACTTGCTTGCATATTCAACACAAATGTTAAAGATTTATTTCCAGGCATATCAGTCAAGTATGTTGACTCATTAGCAGCAGATGCAACCATTCTAGGTGTATCAAAATAATTCTTTTGACCTAATGCTATCTCAGTAAATCCTTTATCTTGGAATGCTGGTTCTGTTCCATTAACACTAGCAGCAGAAGTAGTTCTTGCTTGTGCTGTAATCTTACACCCTGTAGGTGACATAGTTTCAAATTTAGGAACCATTAATGAATAAGGAATATTATAAGATCCTTTAGCAAAGGCTCCACCACCAACAGTTAATGTGTCTAATTTCAATGGTAAGAAGGTATCAGAATTTGCACTACTTCTATTAGTACCATAATCAGTATCAGTAGTATTAATTTTCACATGATAAGTGTCTATAGTAATAGCGTCTTCACTAGTTACACTCACATCACCCAAACTATGCTGTCTATTAATTCTTCTTAGTGATACACCACCAAACTCATACTTCCATACTATATCTTTATTTTCATGTGCTTGAGCACTACTAGAATCTATACCTCTAGTAATACCTGTCAAGGTATTTCCTGAAACACCAGTATATTTGATAATTTCATTGTCAATCTTAACATATCCTGGATTAGATGCTCCAACACCTACACCCTCAAAGTTAGTATAAGCAGTACCAGCCTGAACTGATATTGCAGCAGTAGATGTTCTAGCATAATCAGAAGT